TATACTCAACGTTAGCCACAATACACAAACAGCTTTTCTGTCGGCTTAGTTTTGTGCTTTGCATTCATATTAGTTGGTAGTTCTACGCTATGTAGCATTTCAAAGTCTTTAGGTGCATTATATTCGCTTACAAAAACTTTGTGTCCTTCTTTTGTTTTAACCCTACACCATTCCCAAAACTCAACATGGTTAAATTTATCTTTATATCCTGCAACACCTTCATAGGGTGGGTCGCAATATATTATACTATTACTTGGTAAAATCAATTCGTCATAAGAACCGCTAAACACTAAAGCCCCTTGCAACTCCGCTATTTGTTTAATTAGGTTTTTTCTTCCTTCCATTGCGTAGTTAGTCCCTCTTTTGTTTCTAGCATAAGTTCCAAACCATGTACTTCCAAAAGTTAAAGCAACACCACAAAAACCCACTAATTCTTTTGGGTAGTTACTTTTATTACTCTTAATGTTATTATACTGTTCTTCTGTAACTTCATTAGGCGGTTGCCAATTTCTATTTATTAAAGCGTCCCACATTTCTGCAACGTATTCGTTAAAATCGTTTGCAATTCTATTTCCAGTTACCTTGCAAATCATATTCATTCCACCTGCAAATGGTTCAATATAATACTGTTCTTCTTTTCTATCTTTTAGTATTATTGGTAATAATTCTTTTGTAAGTCTTCTCTTACTTCCCATATATTTCATAATCTATTTATTTTAATTCGTTAATAGTACTGTGGCTAACACTAAATATATGGCATAGAAAAAACGCCACATATTTTAAACGTTGTAGGCAATTATGCTTTAATCATAAATACGTCATTACAATCTTTGCACCTAACCCATCCTTTAATCTCTGGCTCTGTATTTTTACAACCACATAACTGTTCGCTTTGCCCTACAACATCAGGTATAGCAAATAATTTTATTATACTTTGTGCTAAATTATCATACTCGCTATCTGCAATACATCCCTCTAAGCTTTCAGTCACTATTCTTGAATCTTCGTAGCTTCTTATTATCTTTAATAATTCTTTTTTCTTGTTCATAATCTTTTGTGTTTTAAATCCATAAAATTAAATGCCATACCCAAACCGTTATCTGATGCAAATATATAAATTTATAACTACTTACAAAATTATAATAAACTTATTTTTAAAAATTGTTGTATATTTACATAATTCTAAATTAGACTTATGAACACAGCAAGAGGTAGTAAATTAAGTAAGAAGAAAAAACAAAGGTTAATAGACTTGTATTCCAGCGAAAGACCTAAAAAAGAAGTTCAAGAAATTTTATCTAAAGAATTTAATGTTAGTGAAAGACTAATAAGAGTTTATGCTAAAGAGTTTGGTTTGAATGTTTTGCGTAAAAACATTATTACTGAAAAGGTAATGGTTTATGACATTGAAACAAGCAGGGTAAAAGTAGATGCTTGGTGGACTGGTAAACAATATATAAATCATAAACAACTAAGAAGCGAACCGACTATTATTAGTATTGCTTGGAAATGGATCGGAAAAGATGAAGTTTATTCTTTGACTTGGGACAAAAACCATTGTGATAAATCAATGATGAAGAAGTTTTTAAAAGAATACAATAAAGCTTCTATGGTTGTAGGTCAAAATAATAATTCTTTTGATAATAAGTGGATTAATACAAGGGCTGCAAAACATTGCTTACATGTAGATAGATTTGTTAAAAGTTTTGATATTTACAGAATGGCTAAAAGGTATTTTAGAATACCATCCTATTCAATGGCTTATATGGCTAAATATTTTGGATTAACACTTAAACAATCTCATGAAGGAATGCATATGTGGGACATGATAGAATATGGAACGCCAGAAGAAAAGAAAGAATACCTACAAAAGATGGTAGATTATAATGTTGGTGATATTGTAACTACTGAAGAACTTTATTTAACTTTAAAACCTTACTTTGCAGCAGTTACAAATGAATCTGTAAAAATGGGATTACCTAAATGGGGTTGTCCAGTTTCTGGATCATTAAATGTTAAGTTATTAAAAACAATATTTACTGAACAAGGAACTGTACAAAGAATATTATATTGCGAAGAAAGTGAACACCAATTTAAAGTAAATAATAGAACATACATGGACTTTCTACAGCGTGGAATGTCAAAATACTGGGAAGAATGAAAGCAAGCGAAGAAAACAAAGATAAATACATGAAAGGAGAAACACCTTCTTATTATTTGGGTAAATACAAATCTATTAAAGCAATAGATGTAATATTTGATTTTGAGCTTTCACATTGCAAAGCTTCAGCATTAGAATATATTTTAAGAAGTGGTAAGAAGGATGATGAAAAGCAAGATATAAAGAAAGCTATTAATCATTTACAAATGTATCTGGACCATCTAAATGAGATTTAAAGCTTATGTACCCTACAGCCAAATAGATATAGATATAATTGAATCTATTGGTGGACAATTCCAAGAATTTTATCCTACAGTAGCAGTATTAAGGGAAGAAGAACCTTTTGCAGACTATACACTTATAGAAGTAGATGGTTTATCTATTCAATTAGATTGTGGTGAATGGTTATCTATGGATTCTATCAGTTTAAACTAATAAACAAAACTTTTTTTAAAATTATTATAGTATACAGATACTATAAACAATACATTATCAAAAATAATTAAGTTTTTCTATTGTGATGTCATAAAGATGTCATATATTTGTAGTCTAATAATTAAAACAAATAAATATGATAAGGTTTACTTTAAGAATTTATGATAAATTACTTCATAAGAAATTTAATGAATTGGCAAGAAAGAATAATAGGAGTTTTAACTCTGAAGTTTTGGAAGCAATGAAACAAAGACTTGATAAAAAATGAAAACATACATTCTATATAATATTGACTATAATTTATTTAAAATAGGTGTTTCTAAAAATGTCAAAAGGAGAGTTGCTGCAATTAATATTAAACACAAGTCTACTAAATTGATATGTACTATAAATTATAACCTCGAAAATCATCTTCACTACATCTATAGCAAATCAAATATTAATGTTTATAATGAAAGGGAATGGTTCTATTTAGATGATTTAGACCTTGATTTTTTACTAAAACTATCAAGGCTAGATGATTATAAGCTTGATATGGTGAGCAAAGTTTTTACACAAGAAAGATTGTTGGATTCTAAAAATTTAGATGTTGTAAATAAGAATATAAGAGCAGCACAAAATAAACTTAAATCAATTAATGATAGAATTAACAAATTGATTATTGATAAAAGAAAAATTAATTATAAAAGAAGAATTATAATGATGAAAAAGTTTAGACTAATGAGTATAATTAACATTTAAACAACTTAATATAAATGACTAGATTAGAAATAGACCACCAGCAAGAATACCAAACTAGAGTATTTTATTTTAAAACTGATTTTAAAGGAACTATACACTATCCAACTAACATTAATTTTAATCATAATCTATTTGTAGGAACACAAGAAGAATATGATAACATTTGCAAAGAATATCTATATGGCAAAGAGGATGAATTTAAGATAATAGGAGTGCATAGATTTGATACTTACGAAGAACATAGAAAAATATTTAAAACACCAAGATAATGGAAAAAGAAGAACTAAACTATTCAATTCAAACTGCTTTAAGATGTGAATTTGATTTAAGCTATAAAGAGCGAATGATTCAAATTTACAAAACATCTAAGGCTTTAGGATATGAAGAACAAGCTTTTGAAATGAAGCAAGATATTGAACATGATTATAATTTAATAATAGATTAAGATGGATTTAGAAAAACTAAAAGAAGAAATACCTTTTAAATGGAGGGTTCAAAGTGCTAATAAATGGGGTGCAAGTTGTGTAGCTTATATTGATGCTAGAGATGTACAAGATTTATTAGATAAAGTTTGTGGTGCTGAAAATTGGAGTGTAAAATACCAAGAACATAAATCTAACTTATTTTGTTACATAGGTATAAGGGCTGTAAATCAAATGGTTTGGAAGTCGGACTGTGGTACTGAATCTAATGTAGAGAAACAAAAAGGAGAAGCTTCAGATGCTTTTAAAAGAGCTGCTGTAATGTGGGGTGTTGGTAGATTCTTATATTCTAAAAAAATAGTCAAGTTACCAGTAAGAGAAAATGGTAAAGACTATAAGGGAAACCCAAAATTCACACCTTATTCCGAAAAGACTGGAAAATTCATACAAAGTGCTGAACAAATAACTAAATGGTGTAATCAACTAAGTAAATAGATATGAGAGAGCTAGATAAAGAACTAAGTGATGTTAATGAAGAACTAATAAAGGTTCTAAACGACCAAATAAAGATACAAGATAAATACATTGAATTTTTAAAAGCTGAAATTGTAAAACTTAATAAAGAACTAAAGAAATGAAAAACACATTTAAAAAACAAGATTCTAAAGGTAGTAAACTACCAGAAGAAATAGGGAAAGGATTAAATAAAACATTCTGTAAAGAAGTACTAGAACAAAGAACTAAATCAGATACTTTAAGAATTAGATGTACACCTTTTGAAAAAGAAAGACTTTTAAATTACTGTGAAGCAAAAGGAATTAATATGTCGGATTTATTTAGACCAACTTTAGAAAAAATAGTTAAAATTAAAACTTACTAAAATGAGAAACGCAAGTATTATAATGATTGCTATCTGGTTTTTATTAGCAGCATATTTTTATAAAGAATATAAAACAAGTGAAGCTGAAACTTTAGATATTTTGGATCAATATGAAAAGCTTTTAATTCATACAGTTCAAGTAGAAGGTAGATTAAGAGATTATACACAAATATCTTTAAAACTAAATGACATTTGTAATATGTATAAATCTAGTACAGAAGCTAAATTAAAAGATGATGAATTACAAAATTTATTTCAAAAAGTAAACTAATGAAATACGACTTGTTAAATAAAGAAGATATAAGAGCTTTTAATGGAAAGGTCGACTATTGCCTTTTAAAAGGAAAGAAAGTTGATTTAACCGTACCTAGAACTGGAAACCAGAACAGTTCTTTGCATTTGTTCTTCACTATGATAGCTGAACAATTAAATGAGTTAGGGCAAGAATTTTGTTTTACTGGTATTACTGGAAAAGAACTTTCTATACCATATACAGATGTAGTAGTAAAACATATGTTTTGGAAGCCTATACAAAAAACAATGTTTGATATAGATTCTACTACTAAATTAGATACATCCCAATTAAACCAAATAATTAATGTATTTATAAAGTTCTTTGGTGATAAAGGAATAATAGTAGAATTTCCTTCTGAAGAAAGTTATAATAAAAATAATTTTGATAATTAAACAATATAATATATTTGGTTCAATAGATGAAGTAGAATTTATTGATAATGAATATAAAACTAAACTAAAAGAAATGAGCTACCATAACACAACACAAGAAGCAAAAGAAACTTTACATTTGCTTACTGAAAAAGCTAGTAAACAAGATGATATTATTAAGAAGTTTTTTAAATCTAATCCAGATGCAGAAGTAATAGCTTCGGAACTTTGGGTAAACTTTTTCGATGTCTATAACACACCATTAACAAGTGTTAGAAGGTCTTTAAACACTTTAAAGAATAGTGGAGTAATAAAGCAAGTTTTAGAAGAAGATGGAACACCTAAAAAAAAGAAGTGCGAATTGTACGGAAGAAAAGTATTTATTTATAAATTAGCGAAATAATGAATTATTGGAGTATAGTAGGACTTGAAAGAACAAAAGCAACACCTAAACAAAAAGAACAAAATTTAATATTAAAAGTTTGTGAAATGTATGATGTTACACTGGAAAACTTAACAAGTAAAACAAGATTAAGGCAAGTAGTAGAGGCTAGATATATTTTATTTTATATATTACACAAAATACAAAGAAGGACCAGTACGGAAGTAGGTAATTTATTTAGTAGAGACCATGCAACAGTTTTACATGGTTGTAATACAATTGCAGGATTTATAGAATTTGATAAGAATTTTGAAGAAAAAATAAGTAAATTAATAAATGAAAATAAATATAATTTAAAATAAATAACTATGGAATTAAAAGGAAAATTAGAACAAAAATTAACAGTAGAAAAAGGAACTTCAAAAGCTGGTAAGGAATGGCAAAAACAAACTATTGTAATTAACAATGGAGACCAATACAATCCTAATACAGCAATTAGTTTTTTTGGTGAGGATAAAGTAAAAGTTTTATCTGGTTTTAATGTAGGTCAAGAAGTGGCTGTACATATTAACTTATCTAGTAAAGAATTTAATGGTAAATGGTACAATCAAATAGATGGATGGAAAATTGATTTAGTAGGTTCTGCTAGTGTTGATCCAGCTTTAAATAGTAGTGATGATGAAACAGATGATTTACCTTTCTGATAACTAATTAAACTACCATCTAAAGTATTATAGCAATTAAGCGAGTTCTTTTTTTATCGGTTATTTAAAGAATAATTAATACTTTATTTGGTGGTTAATGTAATTTTATTATCTTTGTAATAAGAATAAAACGAATTGCAGTCGTTAAAATTCAAACACATTTAAAACCTTTAATGGGGAGTTGCTGCAATCAACGAACCGTTAAAGGTTTTTTTATTTTATAACATTTTATATGATTTACAAATTTGAAAGCAAAGGGAATAGTTCTAAAGAGCTTGAAGTTGAACAAAACGATGGCAAAACTGCTGTAGTTAGGATTATTAATAATGAATCTGGAGAATATTCAAGTTTCCAATTAGATAGTGTTCAAGTGTATAATTTGATAGGTGCTTTACATTCTATTCAGACAAAAATTAAAAACTTTAAAGAAGATTAATTATGGCTGAAAAAGACACAAAAAGAAAAGCTTTTAACTTTTTAAGAAGCTATTTCGATGTATTGAACGAATTAAAAGATGATAGTGATAAGTTAGATTTTTTATTATCAATTATTAATAAACAATTTTTAGATGAAGATCCAAAAGGTTTAGGTTTTGTCGCTAAGTTGTGTTATGAAAGTCAAAGACACTCTATAGAATCTAGTGTAAAAGGCTGGGTTAGAGTTGCTAAGACTGATTTAAAAGGTAACCCCTTGACTAACCCCCCGACTAACCCCTTGACTAACCCCCAAGAAGTAGAAGAAGAAGTAGAAGAAGAAGTAGAAGAAGAAGTAGAAGAAGAAAAAATATTAGATTTTGAAAAATTTACTTCTTGGTTTAATACTAGAAGAACACAATATTTAGAAATACCTTCTAATATAAAAAGATTAACTTATTCAGAGAAAACTACATTAGGTTTATTAAAAGCTGATTATTCTAAAGAAGATTTTGAATTAGCAATGTATAACTTGTGTAATGATCAATGGACTTGTGAAAATAAACAAGTTCTTTGTAGTTACTTCTTACAAATTAAAATATTTAATAAATTCCTATCTGCTGAAAAGAAACCAATGTTAACTAAGAAGCAAAGAATTAATAGGGGGTGGAAATCATGATAACTAACCAAAACGAAATAAACACTTACCTTCAAGCTTATCATAATGGAGATATAGCAAAAGGTTTAGATACTGGATTAATTAAACTAGATGATTCTTTAAGATATAAAACTGGTCAACTAACTATTATAAACGGTTTAGATAATGTTGGTAAAACTATTTGGATTCTTTGGTATTATTTAACACTATCAGTAAGACATAATAAAAAATGGATTATTTATAGTGGAGAAAATAAAGCTGGTCAATTAGTAAGGCAATTAATACAATTTTATACTGGCCAAAGGTTGCAAAATATGGAACTATCAGAAGTTTTCAGAGTAGAATTAATTATTAAAGAATGGTTTACTTTTATATCTAATGAAAAACAATATGAATCTAAAGAACTATTTAAAATGTTTGCAGATAGTGAAGCTGAAGGTTGTTTAATTGATCCATTTACCGGAATGAAAAGAGAATATACACACGCTGCAAATTATGACTTTCTAAACGAATCTAGGGAGTTTTGCAATGTAACAGATAAAAGTGTTTATGTAAATACCCATGTAGTAAGTGAAGCAGCTAGAAGAACGTATAGTGAAGGACATGAATACTCTGGTTATCCTTATCCACCAAGTAAATCACAGTCTGAAGGTGGCCAACCTTTTGGTAATAGAACTGATGATTTTTTAACTATACATCGTTTAGTAGGGCATCCAATAAGAAACTTTATAACAGAAGTTTATGTAAGGAAAGTAAAAGATACTGAAACTGGTGGAAAGGTAACACCAATAGAAGAACCTTTAGATTTTGAATTTAATAGTGGTTTAGGGTTTACAATGGATGGACAAAATATATTGAACCAAACTAAACAACCAGACAACCAATTAAAACCTTTACCACTAAGTACTAATTTTGATGAAGCACCTTTTTAATTATGAAAAATAAAGCAATAGATAAATATAAATTAACTGTTATTTTAGCTAAAACTTTTATAGATGGTCAATTAGAATTATATAAAATAGAGTTTGCAAATACTTCAAATAATAAATATTTAGAGGTAATGAACAAATTAAATGATACTTTTAAGTTAATTTGTAATATGGATTTTGAAATAAAAAGACTATCAAAAGAATGTATTAGATTAACTAAAGAGAATAAAGAACTAAAGAAATGATATATTTGCTAATGCTAAAGACTATGTTTAGATTTTTAACGAATAAATAACGATGAATTATGATAGTGACTGAAAAAGATGGAGAAATACGAAATTGGATTAACAAAAATAAAGATAAGCACAAATGGGTAACACATACAATGCTTGATTTATACGCTAAACATTACCACCAAGAGCAAGTTAAAAAATTAAATATAGACGATGTTAGCAAATGCGATAATCCGCATTGTTTAGACGGAGTTTTTAGGCGTAGTTTTTTTGATGAGTTTAACTACCCTTTAAGCGAAGTACAAAGAAAATGGTTAAGAAGAACCGTTACCGTATTTTTTAGTTTATTAATAATGCCAATAGGTGCTATTATTGGACTTTGTGAAATGACAAGTGACTGGTACAAGAGATGTTGGTAAAATTACGCCTAATGAGTGAGTGTATGTTGCGAATGAGTGCAACGAAATTTGAAACATAAACCTTGTTAGCATTTGTAGCGGATTGATAACTAAAAAAGATAGAAAAAATGAAAGACTTAGAATATTTAACAATAACAACTGAATACGGTGCTTTTGATTTACCGAAAGATATGCCGATACCACAAAAAGGAGATAATGTATTTTTACCAAACGCAGGAACAGCAGTTGTTGATTACACAAACTACCATATAAGTGCCGATGGTAAATTGTTTATGATTAGCATTTTTGCAGAAAAAGCATAGCTATTAATGCTAACGAATTAAATAAGGATAGTATGGATAGAAAAGAAGAAATTAAACAAATAGCCTACGACTTTACAACAAGCAAAGAAGATTGTAAAAAGTTAGAAAACAGAATATTATCTTTATTTGGTGTTATTAGTAGTGCAAGTGAATTAGCACAAGAGTTTAAAGAATATACAGAAAAACTACTACTAAGCAAAAAAGATACAACAGACTTTTTAATAAGAACTGGTATAATAGATAAGAACGGAGATTTGACAGAACATTATAAATAGCAAGACGACTTGCATTACTTATAACGGTTTGAATAAGGGGCGTTTTTAAATGCCCTTTATTTGTTGTTATATGCTTTTATTTTTGAGCGTTGGAAAAATATTTTTAAAATTTCTTTGCATATCTATTGTATATATAAAATATATATGTATATTTGTTGTATAGAAATTTAAAAACAGACAAAAATGAAGATTCAAGCAAAAGATTTAAAAGTAGGACAAGACGTAAAATTTGGCAATCACTGGGTAAAAGTTGAAAAACTAATTGAAGGAACTCAAAAAAATGGAAAAGGTTTTGTTCAAGTATGCGGAACAGTTTACGAAGGTAAAATAAGAAGTTCATACGGAAACAGAAAAGTTGAATCTCATTACAGCGATTATAACTGCCCTAAATTAGAAACCTCAGTAACTGTGAGATAATGAAAAAGAAACTAATTGAAATACCAGCCGAGTTATTTGAGAAAATAGCTCGGTTGGCTTCTGAAAACGACAGAAGTGTAAACAAAGAAATTAACCACTTGCTTAAAAGTGCGGTTGGTAAAAAATAATTGCATATAACGATTAGTATAAGAAACGTGGCTTTTTTGCCATGTTATTTATACCGTGTTAGCATTAGTATGGGATTAATAGTAAAAATTTAAAAGATATGAATGTAGTAAGTTATTTTGACGGTGGTAGTTGTGGGCAAATTGCCTTAGATGAATTAAATATAAAAGTTGATAATTATTTTGCTTTTGAAATTAAACCACACGCAATAAAATTGACACAAACAAACTACCCAAACACAAAACAAATGGGTAGCGTTTTAGATGTTGACTTTAATAAATTACCTAAAATAGATTTATTGATAGGCGGTAGCCCTTGTCAAAGTTTTAGTATTGCTGGAGATGGTAGTGGTTTTGGTGGTAAGAGTGGATTGTTTTGGGAATTTGTAAAAGCAAAAGAAATTTTAAAACCTAAGTACTTTTTTTTGGAAAATGTTAAAATGAAAAAAGAGTGGGAGCAGGTTATAACTAATGCTTTAGGTGTTGAGCCTATTTCAATAAACAGTAAATTATTTACTGCACAAAATAGACCGAGATTGTATTGGACAAATATACCTTTTGATGAAAACATAATTGATAAAGAGGTTTATTTGAAAGATGTATTAGACTTAGAAACTACCGAACCGTTGAAAAATGGAATTGATAGAATTAAGGTTATTGAAAAAGTAAGTGTTAGAAAATATAATGTAGATATTGAAGGTCTTAAAACACTATTAAAAGGCAGTAAGAATAAAACAATAAGAGAGATTGCAACAGAACTAAACGAAAAGAAAACAACGGTTGAACATTGGTTTAGAAGCGATAAATGTTTTTCAATACCTGAGCCAAGTGTATGGTATGAACTAAAAAAATGCTTAAACATAACGGAAACTAAATTTGATAAACCTATTTGTGAATTTATAGAAAAGGACAACGTTTTTGATATGAGTAATAGAGTTTATAAAATAAATGGAAAAGCACCAACATTAACAGCAAGTAATAAAAAAGTTAAAGTTATTGATGACAGCGGAAACGTAACGCTACTTAATAGAACACACTTTGAAAAATTACAAAATATGCCGATAGGATATACTGATTGCTTAACCGAAAACCAAGCAATGAATATTATTGGCGATGGTTGGACTGTGAATGTTATTAAACACTTTTTTAAAGCACTAAAGTAATATTAATGCTAACAAGCGGCTAAACAACATTACAAATTTATAACTAATAACCATTTGTTTATCAGTACTATAGTAAAATTATGTATAACTTTAAATTTATTAATCACTTATAAAAATGTAACTAATGAGAACTTGCAAGAACTGTAAAACTAAATTTGATCCACAATATAATAAAGTTCAAAATGTTTGTTCTTTTACTTGTGCTATTGAATTAACTAATGAAAGAAATAAGATAGCTAAAAAGAAAGCATGGACCAGAGAAAAGAAGAAAAGAAAAGAAGCTTTAAAAACTAGGTCTGAATATCAAAATGAACTTCAAGTAATATTTAATAAATGGATTAGATTAAGAGATAAAGGACTTAATTGTATATCATGTAATAAACCAGCTAAAAAAGAAAATGCTGGACACTATAGAAGTGTTGGTGGTAATCCAGAATTAAGGTTTGAACCATTAAACAACAATCTACAATGTGAATATTGCAATACATACCTTCATGGAAACTTAATAGACTATAGAATTAATCTAATTAAAAAAATAGGTATTGAAAAAGTTGAATGGCTAGAAGGAAAACACGAGCCAAAGAAATATACTATTGACGAATTAAAAGGATTAAAAGTACTTTATCGGTTAAAAATTAAACAGTTAGAATAATTTTTATATATTTACAAAACTAAACTACAAATAATGAAAGTATATAATACAGAAGATTATAAAAATAAACCTTTGATATGTATGCAAAGAATTTATATTAAAAAAGCAATGAAGAAACATAACGGACATAAGACTAAAGCTGCTAAAGATTTAGGAATTACACCAAGAACATTATCAACTTATATTATACAACATTCAGTATGAAGACTTCAGTAAACATTGCTTCATTAGTCGAACGAAAAGAACAATTAATTAACACTATAAATTCCTTAGTAAACCAAGTTGATGCAGTTAATGTTTGCTTAAACAATTATTTAGAACCACCATTAGAACATCCTAAAGTAAATTATTTTTATTCAGATAATGTTTTTACTGATGCTGGTAAGTTTTTATTTGCTAGAGATTTTGAAGGTTATTATTTCACTTGTGATGATGATATTGAGTACAGTCCAACTTATATACAAGATACAATTAAAGAGATTGATAAATATGGAATAGTAACATATCATTCAAGGTCATTTTTAAAGTTTCCAATAGAATCATATTATAAAAGTCCAGCAATAAGAAACCAATGTTTAGGTAATTGTGATATTACAGAGCCATGTCAAATTGGAGGGTCGGGTGTAATGTCGTTTCATACAGATTATTTTAAACCACCTATGTCAATATTTAAAACTGGCTGCATGAGTGATATTTATGTAAGTATTTATGCTGATAGTTTAGGTAAAAAGATATGGAGTTTAAAACATAAAGAAGGATATTTTAAATATCAACAATTACCAATAGGAGCTACAATATATGAAGATAAAGTTTATGATTGTGAATTTGAAACGAGTATAGTAAATAAGTATTTTTTATAATTGAATTATAATATGTAAAGCTATGGATAATTGTAATTTAGAATACGGTGGAGGAAATGGAGAAGATAATATATTACTACTATTTTTTATAATAGGAGGAATAATCTTATATATTTTGTGTTAGCAAATTCGTTTTAATATTTGCTAACGGCTTGAATAAATTGGCGTTTTAATGCAATTTATTTTGTGTTAGGCGCAGTTAAATTATAGAAAATATGAATTATAAAGAAAGACAAATTGATTATTTAGAAACAGTAGCGGAAGAAATAACTCTAATGATGGGGTTAAGAACCGAGGTAGTAAATGAAGCTATTGAAGTAGACACTATTGCAGGAAAAATGAAATTCAAAGCAGGGTTTGGCGAATTAATGCAAGACGTTTACCGCTTCATTTACTGCTATGGCACAAGGCTACACAATTACGGAATAGAGCAGCGTATTAATTGCGCCTAACACCAAACTAAGAACCGTTTTTAAATGGTTTTTAGTGGCTGTTATCAATTTATTATGGATAAACAAAATTTTAATTAATTTATTTGTCTATTTTTGTATTTCACTATATTAAGCAATATAGAACTCAATTTTATGAAGATACCATTTACTAATTTACAAATAGGTACTAGAAGTGTTGAAAATGTTAGAGCTTTAGCAGCTTCAGCATGGGAAACATTAGGGAGCAATTCTACTAAATCTGGTGTTACAATAAATCAAGAAAATTCTTTAGCAATTCCAGCAGTATATGCAGCAGTAAAAGTAATTACAGAAGCTTTTTCTACTTTACCTATGCACATAATGAAGGATGATGGTGTAAATAAAATTAAAGATAAAAAACACCCAGTTTATAAATTATTCAATAGAGAGCCAAATAGTTTAATGACTATTAGTACCTTTTGGAAATTATGTATGCCAGATATTTTACTTTGGGGAAACTCTTATTCTATTATTGAATTTGCTGCTGGTACATTTAGACCTATTGCAGTAATGCCAGTACACCCTTCTAAAGTAGAAGTAGAAATAAAAGATGGTGTTTTATGGTACACTTTTAAACTAGATAAAACTGTTTTAACTTTGGATCAATCAAACGTGCTTCATTTTAGAGGTATGGGTAATAATGTAATGGGTAAAAGTGTTATTGATTATGCTAGAAATAATTTAGGTTTAGGTGCTGCTGCTGAAGAATTTGGTAGTAGATTTTTTGGTAATGGTGCTAGTATGACTGGAATTTTACAAAGTGATAATTCTTTAAGTGATAAAGCTTTTAATAATTTGAAAGCATCATTTAATGATTTACATGGTGGTATAGCAAATGCAAACAAGCCATTAATATTAGAAGAAGGATTAAAATATACACCTACATCTATTCCACCAGATTCAGCACAATTTTTAGAAACTAGAAGATTTAGTGTAGAAGATGTTTCGAGGTGGTTTAATATTCCAGCAGATAAGATAGGTGATTTAAGTAGGGCTACATTTAGCAACTTGGAACAACAGAATCAAAACTTTATTACAAATACATTAATGCCTTATGTAATTAACATAGAAAGCGAATGTAGTAGAAAGCTATTAAGAGAAACTGAAAAAGATAGTACTTACTTTAAAATGAATTTAAACGGTTTATTAAGAGGTGATATAAAAACTAGAACTGAAAGCTATAGAACTTTGTTTAATATCGGTGCAATGACTGTAAACGAAATTAGAAGCTTTGAAGAAATGAATCCAGTAGAAGGTGGTGAAAGTCGTTATGTACCTATGAATCTAGGAAAGGTAGATGAAGATGGAAACAACCAACCGTTAAGCGAATCAACAGAAACAATTAAAATAGAAGAAGATGAAGAAGATAATAAATAATATAGAAGCTAATATAAGAGCTTTTGGAGAAGATATAGAAGAAACTAGAACTGTTACATTTATAGCTTCTACAAGTTCAGTAGATAGACATGGTACAGTATTGAACCAAGAAAACTGGGATTTAAAGAACTTTAATAATAACCCTATTATAGGTTATCAGCACAATGTTTATGGAAGTGGTGAAGCACCTAATCCAGACGACCAATTAGGAAGTGCTAGAGCTTATTTTGAAACAGTTAAAAAAGCTAGTGGTGATGAACAACAGCTTTTAGTTGATATTGCTTTTGAACCTAAAGAAATTAATCCATTAGCAGAAAAGATATTTAGAAAAGTATTACATGGTTCATTAAGGGCTGTTAGTGTTGGATTTGTTCCTTTAGCAGATACTAATGGAGGTTATGGAGAAAGTAGAGAAGGTAATTTCCACTATTTCGGGCAAGAACTTTTAGAAGTAAGTGTAGTTAATATACCATCTAATCCTGATGCTTTAAAAAGAAGCTTATTAGATTTAGTTGGTCCTACTAAAGAAGATATAATTGAATTTGATAAAGTAGAAGAAAAAAACTTTTGTAATATTCAAGAAAAAGAATTACTTTTGATAAATAAGAAATAAGAGTAAACTTATTAAAATCACGTTATGAAGTCATAATGTACTAATTTTTATATTAATGGGGTAAAGTTGCCCTACACAAAAACAAGAAAATGGAATACAACATTAAAGCAGACTTGGAAAAAGCTGCAAAACACGCTGAAGATGCTAGAGCATTAGTAGATGTTGCTAAATCAGAAGCTAGAGAATTATCTAGTGAAGAAAATAAGCAATTTGATACTTTAATGGAAGCACATCAAAAAGCTGAAAATTCTGCAAATCAAAAGAAAAGATTAAATGAAGCTTTTAGTTCTAAAATAGAATCTATTGAAAAGAAAGCAGATGCTTCTGGAATTTCAGTAGACGAAGTTAAGGCTAATAAAGATATGGCTGAACAAGTTTTAAAATCTTATTTAATTAGAGGTTTTAACGGTTTAAGTCAAAAAGAAGCTGAATTTTATACTAGAGCACAATCTACAACTACTAACTCTGAAGGTGGTTATACAGTAGATGAAACAATGGGTGGTAAGATTATCGAAGCAATGAAAAACTTTGGCGGTATGCGTTCAGTTTGTGATATTCAAACAACTTCAAAAGGCGAGCAAATTAACTGGCCTACAAATAATGATACAACAAATGTTGGTCGATGGTTGGCTGAAAATTCTGCTGCAACAAATACAGATTTAACATTTGGAACTACTGCTATTAACGCATGGACTGCTTCATCTGATTATATTCCAGTATCAGCACAATTATTACAAGATTCTTCTTTTAATATTGAGCAATTTATTGTTAATGCTTTATCAAGAAGATTAGGTAGATTATCAAATACTGGATATACTAGCGGGGACGGATCAAGCAAACCTACAGGAATCATTAATACTTCTTTAGTTGGTAAAGCTGCTGCCGCTATTACTGCAACTACTTTTAATGAACTTTTAGATTTAAAGCATTCAGTAGATAGAGATTATAGAACTAATGGTACTTGGATGTTTAACGATAACACTTTGTTAGCACTTAAAAAATTATCTTTAAGTTCTGCTAACCAGTCATTATGGCAACCTGGAGTTGTTGGTGGAGCACCTTCTTTAATAGATGGACAAATGTACACTGTAAATAACGATATGCCAGATATGGCTGCTGGAACTCACCCGATCATTTATGGTGATATGAAACAGTATTTAATTAGAGATGCACAAGGTATTAATATTAGACGTTCTGAACACGTTAATTTCTTGAAAAATCAAATTACTTTCTTAGGTGAACTTAGAACAGATGGTAAGTTGTTAGATACTGCTGCTGTTAAGCACATGAGAATGTCAAATTCTTAATTTGTAGTTTAGTTTTAAATTAAGTTAATTCGGAAGGGCTGCTGCAATATGTAGCAGCCCTTTTTAAATTTATAAGATATGGAAGTACAATTTTTAGAAGTAATGGCTGGTAAAGATGTTGTTTATGAAGTAGGACAAATAGTAGATTTACCAAAGTACCAAGCAATAAGATTTATAGAACATGGAATATGTATTTTACCAATAGAAGAAGAATCTTTTGTAGAGGTAAAAAAAGCAATATTAGAACCAAGTAAAGTTAAGAAACGTAAAGCTAAAAAATAATGTCTAGTTATCAAATCACAGTACAACCAGCAACAGAACCTATTACAACTGCTGAAGCAAAAACTCATTTAAGGGTAGATTTTAGTGATGAAGATGATTATATAGATACTTTAATTACTACAGCTAGAAAGTATTGTGAAAGCTATACAAATAAAGTTTTTATTACTCAAACATGGAGACAAAATTTAGATATTTTTCCAGATGTTTTTAAGCTTAAAGTGAATCCAGTTATTAGCTTAACAAGTATTAAGTATTATGATACTAATGAAGTTCAACAAACTATTACTGATAGTTCTGATAATTATCAATTAGATAATTTAAGTGATGTTGCTAAAGTACATGATGGATTAGTTAATGCTTTCCCTGCTATTGGATCAACAATAAACCCTATAGAAGTAATTACTGTTTGTGGATATGGTGCTGCTTCAGATGTTCCAGATGATATAAAACACGCTATTAAATTAATGGTAGCTCATTTATATGAGAATAGAGAAATGGTAAATGTAGTAGTAGGTGGTTTAGCTATGCAAATTGAAATGCCTAATGTAGTAAAGAATTTATTAGCACCTTATAGAGTTTTAACTTTTGGATAAAAAAATATTAATATTATTACCTATTTGGGGTAGAGAA